TAAATCATTCATTGTGTTTTTCCTCTGTTGTTGTAAAATGAGAGTCAATCTTAACTTAACTCACAAAGAGATGCAAATGGAAAATGAAGAATTTTATGACGGTGTGACCGTTGATGATGTGGTGCAATGGTTTGGTGGTGAGCAGGTTGTGCTAGCAAAGAAGTTAGGCGTCACTAAAGCAGCGGTGTCGTATTGGGTAACTGAAGGAAAGATACCGGCAAACAGGGCGATACAGGTTGAGCAATTAACCGATGGGGCAATTAAGGCAGTTGATTTACCAATAATTAAAAGATAACGAGGATTGTTTATGGTGGAGTCTACTAAAACGTACCGCATAAGTCGCGGGGATAAGAACAGCGCTGTCTGTCGCAATGTGGAGGTGACATGGGAGCGAATTTGCACGGTACTTGGTAAGCACAAAGTTGCAAAGACCAAAGAGCAGGAAGGCTGGTTCTGTGGCGGTGGGTTCAGTGGTGGCTATCGCAACACGGAGAACCTGCTCGGACGTTCACTTTTAACCATTGACGTTGATGAATGCGCAATGACTAAAGGAGAGATTGAGTTTGAGCTGGAGATGACAGGCTTTGCGCTGGTTGCGTACTCTACATGGCGTAGTACAGATGACGCTAATCGCTTTCGTATAGTGTTACCACTGTCACGGGAGGTTAGCGCGGAGGAGTACGTTGCCGTGATGCACTGGTTCGCGTCGGAGTTTAGCAGTTTTGTTATTGATGATAGTGCTTTTAAGCCTGCTCAGTTTATGTATATGCCAAGTGTTAGCGCTGGTTCGATTGAGTCGGCTTTCGTGATGGTGATGGAAGGCAGTGAGGTTGATGTGGATGTAGCGCTTGCCTTTCCTGTTGAAAAGCTGGTGCAGGGAACTGTCAAGGAATATTTGACAGTTGAATTTGATGTGGATGATGACGCGGATGATATGCAAGGACTCTCGCTTGCACTCGCGCATGAACCCATTGATGTCAGTGATGCACTGGTTGAAGCTAATCTCGATGCACTGGTTGAAGCGGCAGGTGATTACTCGACGTGGATTACCGTCGGGCAGGCATTGCATCATCAATATAGAGGATCGGATGAGGGTAAACTTCTTTGGCTTCACTGGTCTGCTAACTCGGATAAGTTCAACGCGGCAGATATTGACCGCAAGTGGCAATCATTCAAGACGGAAAAGAAAGTGCGCCCGTTGACGTTTGCCACAGTGATTAAGATGGTCAAGGACAGTGGAGTAAGTGTTGGGGAGATTGTCGAGAAGCAGGTGAAAGAAATCTTTGTCACTGGGTCGGAAGGTCTGTCGGTTGATAATGACAGGGCATATGAGGATGTGCGCAATAAGTTGCGTAAATTACCACTCAGCGCGGTGACATTAACCAAGCGTCAGCAAATCGCACAGGACATTTACGACCGGTGGGGTAAAGGTGAGGGGATGACGAAGTCGGCTATCGTTCGTGAGCTTTGCCCACCAAAGAAGGGTGGACTGGTAGTGGAGGAGATGCCGTCTTGGTTGAACAACTGGGTTTATGTACAACGACCAATGGAGTTTCATAACTTAAAGCATGGCTACTCTATCAAGCGCGAAGCCTTCAACGCGGAGTTTGATCGCATGGATGAGTGCGTCGCAGCGGAAAGATCGGCATCGTCGATGGCGCTGGTTGATTGGAAAATGGATACCGTCATCGATACCATGTATTGGGCGAGTAAGAACGATGGAATTTTCGTTAATGATAACGATGGACTGCGATATGTAAACTCGTATAAGAAACGCGGTGTGTTGCCATGTGAAGTGATGGACGACGATGGGTTGCGTGTTGTGGATATGATGCTCAAGCACTTGGAATTTACGCTGGTTGAACCTAAAGAAAGGGCGATACTGCTGGACTGGATGTGCCATGTTGTACAAAACATTGGTAGTAAAGTGAACTGGGCAGTACTTTTGCAGGGGACTCAAGGTGGCGGTAAAACATACTTTACAAAGATATTGCAGGGGATACTTGGGTCGAATGCCACGCAACTCGATCCGAAGCAATTTACGAAAGGAACGTTTTCGGGATGGGCGTATGGTTCAGTGCTGAATATCGTTGAGGAGATACGACTATCGGGCGATAACCGCTGGTCGATTATCGATACGATGAAGCCATACATTACAAACGAAACTATTCAAATTGAGGAGAAGTTTTCGAACTCTAGGACTGTTCCGAATTTCACGTCGTATTTTCTTTTGACTAATTACCAAGACGCACTGCCGATTACCAATGGCGATAGACGTTATTGCGTTTTGTATAGTCGCTGTCAGTCGGAGGAACATTTGTTTGCACTGCTTGGTGGTGAGCAGGAAACCCACCGGTATTTTGAGAAACTGTTTTTAGAAACTGATCGACGGATGGATGCACTTTGCCACTACTTTATGAATCGGGTGATAAGCACGGATTTTTCGGCGAAAGGGCGAGCGCCTAAAACCTTGTCGCGTGAAAAGATGATAGGCTATTCTGTGTCACATGAATTTGAAGAAGTGAAAGATTTGATCGCACATTATCACTGTGAGGTTATTAACGAAAACATAGTCGATATTACACTGCTTGGTAAACTTAATTTTGAGGAGTTTGATCCTGCCATTGCTAAACTTCCCAAGTCGTCGTCGGTGTTGACGCGCGTTCTTTTACAGATTGGTTACGAGAAAATACACACACGAATCAATATTCCTTGTGGCGACGGTGGGAGGAAAAAGCATACGATTTGGCGTAAAAGCACTGTGGACGAGTCGAGAGTTTGGCTTGAAGTAAAGAAACATTATGGGTTGATTTAAATTTGGGTGTCTCAGGTTTTAGTTAATTAACTTTAATGTGAGACACCTAAACTATGTCTCAGAGACACCTAAATTAAAATTGGGTGTCTCACCCTCTAGCCCTTATAAATACTGGTTTTTATTTCTATTGAGACAGGTGAGACAGGTAAATTAGTAAAATGGTTATTAGAAATATTTAATAGAAATTGGCTTATAAATTGAGTTATTTTTTATAAATATATAAATAGGAAATTGGGTGTCTCAGCTGTCCACCTGTCTCAGCAAAAAAAGCCGGTTAATTAACCGGCTAATATTTTATTCTGATTCTAGTCCGTGGTTTTTCGGATCATATTGCCTATGTCCAGCACGACCACCACAGCCTTCACATTGAACAAAAACATCTAATACTCTACCATCCTCATCGACGTATGTTTTTGCACCGTCCATGGGATTGAGTGGCGCTGTCATATCGCACCCACAATCAAGGCATTTGTCGTAGGGCAGCGAACGGTATTTTTTGAATTCCATCATCGTCCGAATTGCTAAACTCACAAAAGCCGATTTTGATTTGAGTCCAGCGCTTTCAAGAAAATCAATTAAATCTCCCTGTATTGATAATTGATAATGTCTTGATTTTTTACGCGGATCAATTTTAGGCCTACCGCGTGAAACTTTTAAGGCTTTAGGAACTTTTACTTTCATTGCCTTTTTAGTGAACAGCATTTTTAATCTCCCCGTACTCTGCTTCAAGTGATTTCCACGCGGTAACGTATTCTTTGTATGCTTGGAATAAATGAACATCTTCATCGTAAAGCATTTGAAGATAATCACTCGGTAGTGATTGAATGTACTCTTTATATGTCATCATGGTTATTCTCCGGTGTAAATATAAATGCGTTGTTTGTCGTTATAAATTGGCAACCCTTTGCGGTCATAATGGCGCACAATTTTAAAACCTATCTTTTTACCATCTACCGTAAAGTAATCAGTTTTTGAACCATAAACCTTACCCCATTGACCAATCGATAAAGTCATTTGGTAGCGCAAGTTAGGAAAACAGGTGCGGCATTTAGCTGAAAATTCATGATTAGTATCAAGTTTGAATAATGACATGGTTATTCTCCCCAAATGATAATTAGTTCGGCAACAAACACAACAGTAAAAATTGTTGTAAGGATTGATCCAACTACTACGTCATAAAATGTATTCATGTTATATCTCCGGTTAAGTTAATTAGTGCAATAGCGCACTGCATAGCGCCCTAAATTAAGGCGCTACACGCTGAACTATTCCCAGTCGCTGTAATCTTCCAGCACGTCAACTACACGCCCGCTAACGTCGATTAAAGCACCATTTTCATCAAGTATTTGCGTGTGTATCATATCGCCTATATCTTTGCGGTTTTCACTACGAACGACGGTATCGTTATCAAGTAAATAAGTAATCATTTCTATATCTCCAGTTAAATGTAGTCTAGTTCTTTAGCAATGCGTTTAAGTGCTGTTTCAATGTGGTTATCTTCGAGATACTGATAAAGAAAATCAGTCGCTGTAAAGTGTAGTTTTGCCGCTCGGAACAATCCCCAGATAAAAAACTTTTCTTTGTTTTTCCCAAGGTCGTTTGCTTTGAATGCCAGCATTTGATCGCGTGGCAATGCTTTGATAGCATCCTTCATCATGTTGTAATGCGCCTGTTTCATTTTCATGCTTGTACTCTCCCTGCTTTGTATTCTCTAATAAACTTTTTAGCAATGTCCTTTGATTTGGTTAATGCTACTAAGCCGCAAGGAAAGCAAACAGACAGGATTAACTCTCCGTTGTAGACAGCGCCACAGATATATTCGCCTTTATAGAATACACTCCAGCTTGAATGGATTAGCGCTGTTTGACGACGTGCCGCAAGTGTTTGTTGATAAGTTTTATTGAGTTTCATTTTATATCTCCAGTTATTTAGCAATTTCATTAATGTAAACCACGTCATTGTGACTGTAGCACAAACGACAGTCATTGCATTTTTGACTGCAATTAATTGTGACGTTTGCGCTTAACTCTGATTTTTTATGTGCTGTGAAAACTTTGTCATAGCCCGTGGGCAGGCGGTCAATTTTGTTCATTTTTGTACTGCTGTGGATCAAAATCACGTTAGCAGGTTTGCTAACCATTGCTAATACTGCTTTTATTAAGTCTTTGCGTTTAGTCCAGAATCCGAATGTGGTTTCGGGGTTCTTTCTTGCGAGGTTGAAATAGTTTAAAACGTGAATTTCGTTATGAACTTCACCGAATGAATCAAATCTTGCGATTGCAAAATTCAAGCGAGGGAGTTCGACATCGAGCAAAATTCTTTTGTAGAGATCGGCATTGCGTTCTAATGCGTTTATTAATTTTGGATAACGCTTTTCTGTAGTGATCGAATAGCATCTAGTACAAATCAGTGATTTATCGTTTGATCCATTCATTTTGAGGCAGAATGGATTTGAACTCGCTGGTGTGTTGAAAGATGGGATATTTTCCATTTTAGCAGTACCCATTGTTATGTGAAGTTTAAACATTGCCAGCGCTCCATACTTTTAAAGCTGCAATGACATCAGCACAAGGCGTTCTACCTGCGTGATTACCGTCTACAAAAAATGTAGAGTGAAAAATGGTATCTGCGCGTTGAAAGTCAACGTCATCAACCATGTGGAAGAATTCAAATTCTCCGTCTAGTATTATTAAGCCAATCATTTTATATCTCCGGTTATTAGTTGATAGTGCAATAGCGCACTGCATAAAGGCTTAAAGATAAGCCTTTACACGCTGAGCTATTTGGCTTTTAATGCTGCTTCTTTCAATGCACAACCGTCTTGCATTGAATCTAAATGGCATCCAATTGTTAACCAGCGAACAAAATTGAACTGGTCAACTGAGCCTTTTGCTCCATCTAAAATAAAGTATTTCATTACCATTCTCCCCAAGCGCAATTTGATTCTTGTTCTTTATTTAATTTTACATATTCGCCTAACTCTTTAATTGCCTGCGCGTATGTAGTTACTGTTTCATCTAATAGTTCTAAAACATCCTCTTGCGGATAACATTCAATTATCCAATCCCATCCTTTTTCATATCTTGCCATTGCATGATCGTGAATCTTCTGAACCCATTTGCTTTTATCTGCTCTCATAACATCTCTCCGATTGGTTAAAAATTGTTTGGCGCTCAGCTCTGGGCTGGACTATAGAATATTTCATCTAATTTAATTAATCAACTTTATTATTTTAGATAATTAACTTTATTAATATTGTTTAGCGTAAAATTAATTAGCGATTTGGCTATGTGTTTGATTTAATTGAAGAAAACGGGACGATAGCGATTCGCTATTATCCTTTCAGCTCCTCCGCAATCATTGCCGACAGCCTTCATTCCTAGCATCAATTGCGGCACAAATCAGCAGGCACAAAAAAGCCCTACGGGATTTAAAACCGGCAGGGCTTCTCTAACTTAACAACTAAAATATTTTACCTGCTTGCTAATTTAACTTAGCATTTTTTACCGCCTCCGCCTTTGCCGCCTTTCTTTTTCATAGCCATGTTGATCACCTCCTTTTATGTGACTAGTTCTATTATAGTATTGATATGATACAATCGCGCAAAATCTTTATCACTTCATCGTCGTGAGGACGTTATGACAATCAGACAAACAAACTTTATAGCTGGTGAGGCAATTTCTCGCAAACAAATGGATCGAATGGGTATGGCAATCGGCAACCCACACCTCCCCCCATTCAATAGACGCGAAATGCCTTTCTTTATCGCTCCAGCAGTTGCGGCAGCAGGAACAGCTATGGCAGCAGCAGGAACAGCGATTGCGGCAGGCGGTGTAATGGCTTCAATGGGTGCAATCGGCACAGCGGCTTTAGCTACAGTCGGGGCAATTGGTACAATAGCAGCAGTGGCAGGAACGGCAATGTCAGTAGTCGGCATGGTGACAGGCGATAAGTCGCTAATGAAGATCGGTGCAATCGTAGGATTAGCAGGCGGAGTGGCTTCTCTTGCATCTGGTGCTATTGCTTCACTCGCAGCCGGTGGGGAATTTGCTATGGGAACAGCAGGTATTCAATCAGCTAATGCGGCTAATGCAGCATCAACAGCAGCTCAAACTTCAGTAGCATTAGGGCAAGCAGGCACAGCGGCAAGTAACTTAGCGGCAGTTACTCCCCAAGGATTAGTTAACGCAGCGCCTTTAACTAATCAAACTACAATGGGACTAAGTGGCGCGGCATCCAATAGCCTATCGGCAGTTACTCCGCAATCGATAACCATGGCAGGGCAAGGTGGTACAGGATTGATGGGGCAAGTGGGAGGCAATTTAAATGCAGCAGGTAATGCTTCTTTAAATGCAATCGGTGCAAGCTCGGCAAGCAATTTGGCAGGCACGGCAGCGGCATCTAGTGGCGGCTTTATAGATAAGCTGCTAGGTAGCATGACGGAAAAAGATTATGTTATCACAGGCTTTAGCGCGTTAACAGGCGGGGCAAAGATGATGCAAGCCAATCAAGCAAGCGCTAATCAGCAAAAACAGTATGAATACCAACAAGCGCAACGCGAGCAGCGTATTGCTAATCTAAACAGTGTACCGACTCTACGCAATACACTCGATGCTAATGCCGGCTTAAATGCTAACGCGGGACTATAGACAATGGAAAATAAAACAGATACTCCAGCAGGCAAAAGCTCAACAGGCGGTATGACTAATCAAATGCTGATAGATATCCAGCATAATATCGAATCAAAAGTATCACCAGAAAATAAACAGCGCTACAACAAAACGGTGTTAGCCGCTGAAACTTTAATGTTTGATCCGAAAACCCATCAAAATATGGAACTAGTCAAGAATCCAGACAGCCAACAGAACCTAGTTGAAACGGTCAGTAAAGGTGTCAGCGGCTTAATGTGGTTACTCTATCAGCAATCAAAGAAAAGCCTACCGGCTGAAGTGCTAGTGTTTGCAGGCACGACAACTATCTGCAAGGTGCTAGACTTTGCCGAACGTGGTTTAAAACTACCAGTCACTCCAGAAATCATCTCACAGACAACCAAGCGCACAACAGATAAACTGTTTGAGCAAATGGGCATCACGCCCGAACAGCTCAAAGCGGCAATTGCTCAAGGTAAACAAGAGATTGAGGATTACCAAACACATCAAGAGTATGTCGGCAATAAGATGCAGGCAGTGAAGTCTAAAGGCAAAGCGCCTAATAAACCAGTCAAGAGAGGTAAATAGTCATGGCTTATGGAATGTTAACCAGTTTTGCCTTAGGCGCTGCGCAAGGTCTAGGCACGGCAATGATAAATAAATACAGCAAGGATCAAGATGCTGAGATTAAAGCCAAAGCGGATGCAGAGCGTGAAGCACGAATTGAAGAAGCGGCTATACGGTCAGAAGGCAGAGCGAAAGTTAGAGCCGATACCGATTATGCTAGACTCCGTACAGACACGTTAGCCGATAAGGAGTCGCAAGCTGCACAGGACTATATTAATAAAGCAACTGAGCATGAATACCGCGTGGAGGATTTTAATACGCAGGAAAGATTGCGCCAGCAAGATGACATAGCTAAAGAAAAAAGAGAGGCAATAAGACGAAATGACCCTACTGACATTGACTATAAACTTAAAAATCAGCAATTGGAATCAAGCAAAGCGGCTGAATTGAATAGTGACACGGCTAGAAAATCACAAGAGATTAATCAAAAAGTTGCTCAAATGGAGTTAGACAGAAAAACTCAAATTTTAGATTTACAAAATAAGATTCAAAATACCGCTGATGAAAATGAAGCCAATAAACTTAAAAGTAAATTGATATGGCTCGAAGGTAAAAGCGATGAGCTTAGTATTCAAAAAATGTCCATTGATACTGGCAGAATTGACCCAGCTACCAGAAAACCAATTGAAGAAGATATACTGATTAAAGTTAATAAGATAACTGGTAAATGGGAAACTTTAGATGTTGCAGGTAGACTGAAAGAAGGTAAACCATTCACAAAAGAAGAAGCTATCGCAGTTGCTAAAGCCGAGGCGGATGCTGATCCTAAAATCGGTGTTAGAAATTCAACGTGGTTCGATACCAAAGGTGATAAAGATAACACTCCTCAATATGATGATTATGTTAATAAACGTGTGGTTGAATTAACAAACACGCCTAGAGGGATGCTTAATTCTAAATCAGAAGGCAAAACCAGTGATAAAGTTACAGCGCCTAAATCCGATGATTTGAATTCACTTTATAACGATAAAGTGAATATCGGTGGAATGCGTAAACCTAATTCACAAGAGTTTGAACCTTCACAAGGTGTTGCAAAAGATTTGCGTAAAATGGATTATCAATTGATGCTATATGGTACAGGTGAAAGTAAAAACGTGCCTAAACCGTTAACTACACTTAGAGAAACCATAAGTACATGGTCGCCAAAATCAGATAATAATGATACTGAAAGACTAATAAGTGATGCTTCAAAATTATTAAATATTAAACCAGATGATAAAATAGATTTAACTGATTCGGCTGTACGCGGTCAATTAATGAAAGCATTAGTTAAACAGGAACACGGTGGGCAAATCAAAGGGGATATAAATAAAATATATCAATACATCGATGAAACCTATGGCAGTACACCGTTAACAAATCCATCTAATTCATCTAAAAAAATCATTAGCATTACGAAGGAAAAATAATGTCAATATATAGAATAACCACCGATGACGGTTCAATTTACAAAATCGAAGCTGCAGATGATGCCACTGAACAAGAGGTCAGTGATTATTTTAATAACGAATATTTACCTTCTTTAGAAGTTAAACAAGAAGAACCTGTTAAACCAACCGAACCCGTAGCGCAAGACCCTACAGGCGAGTTAACGCAATTCAATAAGCCAGTTGAGCAACCAACGCCAGAGCAGATTGCACAAATGCAATCTGAGGCTAATCCAAAGGATACTAGCGACTTCTCACGAGGCTTTAAAACATCTTATGAGCAATTGCCAGAATTAGGCTATGGATTAGAAGCAGGTGCTTATGCCATTGGCGAAACTGCATTTGGTGAAGGCGGAATGCTTACGCAAGGTAAGCAGGAAGCTGTAGGTAAAATGATTGCCGCGCAAAAAGAAACTCAAGCCAATGCAAAAGAAAGCGATTCGTTTACTTATGCTTATCAGAAAGCAAAAGAAGGTGACTTTGGTGCGCTTGCTGATACCGTTCAATATGGTTTGGGGTACGGGCTTGGTCAAGGAACTCAAGCCATACTTGCAGGGGGCATAGGCGAAGTTGGTGCTAAACTTGCCAGTGAAATGTTTGCTAAAGAATACACAGCAAAATTAGTTGAACAAGAAGCGCTTA